CCGCCTCAAATATAACAAATGACAATATCATTAAACTTATGGCTAATACAAATTTCACATCATCTCAGATGAAGGAGATTCTTACAGGTGTATATCATGGATTGACTGAGACCGAAATCAGAATCTGTGCTGAACCGATTGACGGTAGTATACACTACTCTGCTGCTTCTATGAGACAGCTTCGTAAAGCTATTGAAAATGGTCTTGATGAAGAAAGGGTAGACTTGATAGCTAATCCTCTTTTCACTGCTGGACAGAGAAGAGAAATTCGTTTAGGATTTGAGAACAGACTTACTATGAATCAGGTTAAGGTATATGCATCTCCCGCTGTTAATAGAATAAGGATGGCTGAAATTAGAAGTAGACTGGAAAGTGTTTCACATGGTGAGACACCTGAATCTATAAAATGTAAGATTGACTATAATGGCGAACTTGGTGATATATTGAATGATGTTCGTAGGCTCAGAGAGGCTCTTAATAGTATAGAAACAAGATTAATAACCTTATACGAAAAAGGACGTTCTATTAAATAATAGTAAAGAGATAGAAGGAAAATATAATTCCTTCTATCTCTTTTATTTTTTGTATTAGAAAAATATATCTTCAGCATCTGAGTAATCGTTATTACCCCATTCTCTCATAGTATCTGCTAATGCAAATATATCGCTATCAGTAGAGTCATGACTCAAACTCCATGCTATATATTCGTTTATCTTCATACGCATATTTTTATCAACGCCATCTTTAAATGTTTCTAAGAACTCTAATGTATCACCAAAGCCCTGATTATAATTTATATATATTCCATCTTCATGAACTTTATCATGTACTGATTTAGCTAAAAATAATACCCTTACGTTATTTAATCTATGCTGTTCAACTACAATATTAGCTACTAATGGAGTAGTTATATGAGGGTCATTATTGGCTAAGAGATGTTTAGTTACTATCTCACAAGTATCAAATAAAGTAAGAATAGGACCATGATGCATCTCTATCTTAACTTTATTCTTATCATCAGATTCAATATTAGATAATACCTGACAAGTTTTAAGACCTACTATCTCTTTTAAGTATTTAGGGTATACTCTTTGAATAAAGTCGTGCTTTCTGACAAGTTTCTCTACCCCTTTATAGAATTTAATCTCGTTATCATAATACCCAAAGTAATCATCAGTCTTATCATACTCCAAATAATACATTGCATTATCAGAATCTACTATTGGAGATTTAGTTCCTTCAAATATTATCCCCGGAACGTCATTCTTCATTATCATTCCTCCTTATTATAATAATCAACAATATTCTGAATTTCTTCTTTCTCTGATTTAGTATAGTTAAGTAAGCTATTTGAATATTCCTTTAATATGACATTAGCTACCTGATAAGGAGCCAATCTCATACCATGATTGTGTATGATTATATCAGCATGTTCTTCTAAGAACTTATTTTTCTCTTTATCTCTCTTAAGTCTATCCTCTAAATCTTTCATAGATGGACCTCTAGTATCATCATTTAAGGAATAATTAAGGATGGTATTATCATCTACGTCCAAATATACTTTAAGTACACGTTCTCTTTTAGAATACAAGTTTACAATATCATCATAATATTCTTTTGCTAATATAATTACAGGGACATGATAGAATAATTCATATTCATTAATCTTAGGAATACCATATCTAACCTTACCCATAGTAGAATCAAACGAACTATGAGATACAAAATAACCTTTCTCCAATAAGCTATCAAACTTAGCATCGTCTATGCATCTGGTGAACTTATCATCTGGTCTTGGTGGACGAGTGGTATAAGTTGAAACTATATAACAATCTTCTCTTGCTAATGCTTCAGCAGTAGTAGTTTTACCAGACCCACTCGGTCCCATTAATAATATAACCATTTTATATACTCTCTTTCTTTTTTATTTAAACTTTTGTTAAAAAGGGTGTCAGTAATCATATTGCTGGTAAATGCTCGTAATAAAGGGGAATAAAGTGTAGTAGAAATATTCATTTTTAACATATAATTAAGCAGAAACAAAGAAAGGAGTGAATATTAATGGAGTTAATCAATAGCTTTAAGAAATATCTTTTAGCTATAGTCCCAAATATAGTATTTAAATCTGTTACAGAAGCAGAAGCAAATGAAACTGCTGAATCAAGATTAGCAGGAGACCAGTTTGTTGATGCATCTTTAAATACAGGTGAATTCGCTTCTATTAGAGATGGTACTATATCGATTAAGGTATTAAACCAAGTTGGTATATATGATGAATATATGATAGAGCTTATTAATTCGGATAAGTTTGTAATATCTGAAAGCCTGCGAGATAAAGTTCTTAATTTGCATAGAAAGGAAATAATATCTAACTATGTTGAGCAGAACGACTATTATCGTAGGCTTTATGGACTTCCTAATAAAGATAATCCCAGTATATATTTAAATTCATCAGAGTTAGAGTCATTTGGATATATTAAAGATTCTCAAGAAGATTATGATAATGATAGATATGAAAACTTAACACCTTTACATGAACTTCCACAGCATATACTCAATCTTATGGAATCGACAGGTTATCTTGATACTTTATATGAAGAGTATTCCGCTAAGGAAGATTATGACGCAAGATATATTAAGTATCTTGGGAAAAAGAAAGTTAAACCTTTAGTAGCAAGATTGGCTGGTCAATATGAACTTTTGTATGTGCCGATAGTAGATAATGCAACGAGGTTTACTAAAGACTTCAGAAACTATTATGAAGAAGCTCGTCAGTATTTTTTGAATCAGATATATAACTATCACTTCAATTCTGAATATGATTTTTATGAAGGGTATATTGGATTCTTTATATTAACAATGGCAATTCAAAGAACTATAAACTCTTTGTTTGAAGTTGTAATACAAAGAGATTTTTATGATATTGAGACTTGTAGGACATTTCTTGAAGCTTACGGGGTTCCATTTATTCAGACATTTACATTTAATCAGCAGCTTGCTCTTGTAAAGAATCTGAATATGCTTCTGATGAAGAAATGTACTACAAATGTTTTGTATGACCTATTAAACATTCTCGATTATAAGAGGTATAACCTTACCAAATATCTTTTAGTAAAACAGCATAAAACTGAACAAGCAAATGTAGACGCTGAGCCTAAACCTATATTTATATATAAGACAACTATTAACGAAAATGGTGAAGCTGTATATGAATTAGATAAGACTCAGATGTATGATTACTACTTTATCGCAAGAGATGTAAGTGATAATGATACTACTTTGGTTGAAAGTTATGATGCTGATGCTTATTCATATGAATATTTAACTGAAACTGATACATATTGGATAGAAGATACAGAACTTGTAGAAAAGTTATATAATGATGAAATAAACTTTACTGAAACAAAGTATGCAAGTGTAAACGCAACCATTAAAATGCATAGTGTATTATTTGAAGAAATATATATACAGAAAATGATTTGTGATAAAGGTAGTGAAACCTCTGATATTAGAGTAGATTTACCATTAATCACTAATTATAGTACATCTTTACTTGATATGGAAGTTTTACTTATATGCTTACTCTGTAAATATAATAACGTTCAACCAAGTTTACTTACATCGCCTTCAAAGGAATTAGCAGTTCTTGGGTTTAACTTTGATGCAGATTTGGAGGCTATTAAAGAAGATATATATAATAATCCAACTTTGTATTCACAAGAGCTTGCTGATTATATAGTAAATTTAAGATTTATTACGGTATCTGATGTAAATGAAATGTTTGGTAATGCTAAAAATTTATATAATATGCTTATAGAGGGAATGGAAACAACTAAATCTCCCCAAGTATATTATGCATACAAAAAGCTTTATAATGCACTTTTGATAACCGATGTCCATAATGAAGTATTTGTATTACCTGATGGAAGTGTACCGGATACTTATATGGAATGGCTTGATGAATATAATCATCAATTATATGAGTATGTAAACGAAATTGGTGAAGATGAAATAATTGATAAGATAAATTATATAACCACTAAATATATATCTTGGTTTACTAATTGTAAATATTTGGATTTCTTAAATCCAATGGATGATAACGCAATTATGGGAATCGTAAAGATATTAAGGTGGTTTAAATCTTATACTATAGATATTAAGAACTTTGATGTAGTTTATTTATTCAATAGTAAATATTATAATCTTATGAAGTTTATGGATAGAATGTGGATGTCTGTCAATGAAGTTATTCGTGAACTTGATATAGGCTATAGGGATTGGATTGCTTCTATATCAGCCCAACTATCTACATCAGAAAAAAGACATAAATTTTTTGATTTAATCAATTTAACTTCTCATATGACAGTTAAAGATTTGGATAAATTCTTACATGATAAAGTCGTAGATGCAACAGCTAATATGACCATTAGGGATAAATTAGAGAGTAAATACTTAGATGATATAATTGATGCTACATGTAATATTGCTGTAAAATCAGATAAGTTACATTTTCGTGATAGTGTTAGAATTATAGACCCAGATGATATTGACAACTCAAGATTAATCTATAATGTAGAATATATTAAAGACGAGGAAAGATTGGTATTACATAATGTACCTATATCGGCTTCTGTTACTGATGAAACTGTTAAAGTAGACAATAACCGCAGTATAGACACGGAATCATTGACTATTGGGTAGTGAATCACACAGAAGTAATCAATTAAAAAATGACTAAAGGAGGAAAGATAAGAGATGCCAACTTTAAATAGAATAGATGATTGTAGCTTTTCTATCAAAGACCGAATGAATCTTAATGATTCTATTGGTATAGACCAGAAAACACAATCCAAGAACGGGATGCATGGCGAAGTCTTAATAGGAAAAGATGTTACCATAGACCCAGATACAGGTCGTAGTATTCTCGGTGAGGAAGTAGTTCGTGCAGACTTCAAGGGTAATGAAATTCTCTTAGCTGGTTCAATATATTCATTAGAAAAGTTATTTAATGTAGTATGTGATGTCAATATCGAATACCTTAATAATATTATGAATATTGGAACAACTGGAATTTCAATTACTGAGAAATACCCTAAAGATAATGGGATATGCCTTTGGACAATAGGACTTGGTGGATGTGGTGATAACCGTAAGGATATTACTACAGTATACCAGCAGCAAAGACAGCTCAATAACATTATCCCATTTAGAGTGGTTGACGAACCATTTGCTGAAGGGACAGAAGAGTACGAAAAGTATTTTCTTATGAGACAGGAACCCGATGGTAGGTATGCATACTATGGAAAGGCTTTTGCCAAGACTCCGGTTATTGTACCACTTTGGAAAGATGCATCTGATGATAAAGATGGTAGTGCAGTTGTAGAATCTGATTATACTTCTACAAGAACTACTCCTATTGAAGTATTTGCTGAATGTCTTTGTATTATAGAAAAAGAAGATTTTAGAGAATACTTTGATTTATATGATAATATCGAAGATGCTCGATTCAATGAAATAGGTTTGGTATCAGGAATATTATCTTCTACAGAAGATGGCAGAGCAGAATATAAACAGGCTCGTCAGGTATCTTGTTGCCACTTTACTAATGAACCTCTTCATATGGAAAAGGATATGAATATTATCTATCGTTGGTATAGTGCATAATATATTTGGGAGGCGATTTATATGGCTCGGCATCCTAAAAGAACTATTACAGAAGAAGAGAAGAAAATGTTTTTAGCTATGGAGCCTAATGATATAACTCTATCAAGATTCAATGAATTATTCGGAGATACATTAGACGCTGAAACTAAAAAGAAAATTCCTTCAAAATTTAATGTATATGATGAGTTTACTCTTAATGCAAATGAATATTTCAATAAAAGTAAAATAGTCACAACTTGTGGTTCTTTTATATTTAACAAGTTTCTTATAGAACCATATTTCCAAAAAGAGATTGGTTATGTAAATGAAGAAATTACTAAAAAGCAACTTGGTAAGATAGACTCTAAAATAGCTGACGCTATGTTACTTGATGAAACAGGTGAGATTACAAAGAAATATATAGAGTATCTTAATAGATTATGCTGGTTAGCGTATACTTTAAATACTCAAATATGTTCTTCGATATCAATAAGAACAGCTAAACCTTTACCAAGTGTAGTAGCATTAAAGAATAAACGTATTAAAGAGAATAAGAAAGCTATTGAAAATAATGATGCAATAACCTATAATCATATACAGGAAGAATTAGTTGCAACTGCTGAAAAAGAACTTAGAGATGACCCTGCATATGAACTTTATGCGTCAGGTGCAAGAGGTTCATTTGATAATGCTTATAGACAGTGGTTATGTACTAAAGGTCCGGTTTGGAACGCTTATAAAGGTGAATTTGAAATCATAACAGATTCATTATATGATGGAGTTCCTAAAGAGAACGTTGCAACTTATGCTAATGCAGTAGTGTCTGGATTCTATCCTAAAGCTATTAAAACCGGTACTAATGGTTATCAGGCTAAACGACTTAATGCTGCATTTCAGTCTGTAACTCTTGATGAAAGGGGTTCAGATTGTAAAACGTTACATTCTGCTGATGTAACTTTAACGAAAGATAATGTAGGATTTTACTTATATCACTTTATTAAATCAGGTGATAACTATATTAGACTAGAGCCATCTAATCAAGATAAGTATATGAATAAGAAGGTAAAGATAAGATTACCGGAATATTGTTGTGGTTCTAAAATATGCAACATGTGTGCCGGAGATAGATTCTATATGTTAGGAATAACTGATATAGGTCTTACCTTCGGCAGAGTTGCTAATACATTACTTAATGCTAATATGAAGAAATCT